ATTACTGAATTGACGCGCAGACTTTTTAAGTTTGGGAGACCAATAAAAGACTCAGTTGCTACATCAAGGTGGATTTGTTGTAAATGTGGAAAGTTGAAAAAAAACTGCTTATCTGATATATTAAGACTTTGATAAGCAGTTTGTCCAAGAGTAATTGATTGGAGCCTTGGAAATGTTCTCATCAAATCCAAAGAAATATTCTCCGGGTAATTGTATCCAAAGAAGTTAACAGGTAAGGTGCGAATGATTCGATTGAAATGTTTTGATGTAGTCATTTGCTTTATCAAATCTGGTAAGTCCAAAAACATTAGGATAATATCCATAATGTCTGGAATTTCTCCTGAAAAAATTAGAGAAAGTTTGGTATTGATAGAAGTCTTATTAATAGAAGTCTTTTTCATATTGTTGATAATCTAGAACAATAATACAAAATCAATTGAATATATACATTTATATATATTCAATTTTTTAAATTGTCAATTATCTAACAAGATCAAATTCAGGTGTAAAGAAATCATACTTTATTAATTTTAATTTAATCTTATCAAATAACTGATATCTTATATTGGAATTTGATATAAGACCATCTGAAAATATTAATTTAGAAGTATCTAATTTTGATATATGAATATTAAACGAATCTGTTAGTTTTGGAACAAATATCTGAATTCCTGTTTGACTCAGATTTATAATTATACCATCTAAAATTTGATTAAGTTTAATATTTGAATTGTGTTTTCTTATAAAAGCCTCCACTTTATTCTGTAAAAGATCTCCTTCGTTTAAAAACTTGATATAAGATCCAATATCTAAATTATAACCCTTGAGTAATAAATGAATCAATAAATCTGACATTCTCCTAATTGGAGATGTAAAATGTGTGTATGATGATATTCCTAAACCATAATGTAAAGAATTAATTTCAGAATAAGATGCTTTAGATTGTGTTGTTTTGATTGTCCAATCTATTAAATTATTTGTATCTGGATCTGATGATTTTTTTATTTGAATAATATTATTAATTAATTCAGTTCTGTCTGTAAGATTTAGATTCATCTCATGTTTAGCTAATAGATTTGACAAAATTTGTAATTGATTTTTATTAGGTTGTGGATGAATTCTAAATAATTTACCGATATGATTACCCATTATTTGATTAAGATGTAACATCCAATTTTTAACCATTAAATGTGAATCAGTTTCTGATTCAGAATTAATAGGAAATTCTAAATAATTCTGATCTATTATTTTAGAACTCTGTAATAATATTTGGAATTCTCCATTTGTTTCTATATTCTGATCAACATAGTCATAATTATACTTATTTTTTGAAATTATTTGTGAATAGAAAAATCCAACATAATCTACTTTATTTAATTTTTGATTAAATATAAATTCAGATGTAATAACATTTGTTTTTTTATTAGGTAAAATAGAACAAATATTTTCAGATAATTCTCTAGATAATACTGGCCAGTTTCTATTTAAACCATAAATAGTATTCGCTCTTTTAATTATTTTATCAAAAGATGATCCTATCGATGGATTAATATAATCTGTTATATCCGCAATATGGACATAAATATGATAAATAAAATTATCTGTTTCTGATTTACATATGCTAAATGCATCATCACAATCCAAACAATTTGGTGGATCAATAGTAAATACATTATGAGAAGTTAAATCAGTTCTGTTAAATTTTGCTAAATTAGATTGATTATTGTCAATAGAATTATCAATATCAACTGATAATTCTTTATATTTATCATCTAGACCATACATAAAATTAATAATATCATCAATATTAGATGATAATTTATTAATAAGTGTACCATTTAATTTGTTATTTTTTATGGATGTTATTTCAACTCTTACATAATCATTCTTTGATAATCTTTGATCTGTTTGAATTGATATAAGATTAGATTTACCCAACTGATCTATATAAATAAAAACCTCATTATGAAAAATATGGTGAACTTGTCCTACAAATTTTCTTCCAATTATATTAAAGTTTATAACTTTTCCAGAATATTTGGAATTATTAGAACTTATAATTTCAACTTCAACATCTTCGCCATCAAATGCAAAATTAAGATCAGATTTTGGAATATATATAGTCATATTGGGAAGATTAACAAATCCATTGCCAAATTCATTAATAATTAGTTTTCCTCTAATTATATTGGATAGAATTGTATCAGATAGAATTGTATTAGATAGAATTGATTGGTCAAATTGTGTTTGGTCAAATTGTGTTTGGTTAAATGTTGACAAAATGTGTTAAATATATATATTATAGCCAATATATACTTAAATTAATTAAAAAGTTAATTATTTTAAGATTTAAAATTAACAAATTGTATTAGCTAAAATATAGATTTCTAATCTCTTTCACCTGTTTTAATATCTTCATCACCAAAATCATCTGTTGATTCTGGATCTTGATCTGCGTCTAATGCTTCATCTCTTTCTCTATCCATATCTTGTTCTTCTTTTAATTTTTCAATTTCCTCTTCAGACATTGAAGAATAATCAATTTCATCATGACTTTCGGAAACTTCAGCTTTAGAAGTAATATAATAATAAAATTTCTTAACATTAATATCATATAATGCATTTTCAAAATTAGTAAAATTTCTGAATATTTGGAAGATGATATTAATAATCATATATGCTAAATTAACCTTAGTATAATTATCAGAATTAATATCAAGCAACATATTGAATTGTTCAATTATATAATATAAGATAATGTCATCATTAGTAATAAATTTTAATAAGATTTCGGATGGTAAATATTTATTTCCATTGGGAATATTTTTAGTATTGATGGTTGAACTTATTTCAAGATTATTGAAGAAGACATTATTATTAAGTATATTCCATTGTTTAAAAATTTTGTCACCAGAAGAATCATATGTATTAATAAATTTTATTTTGGTTTGATAATATTTGGCAATAGAATTTAGATTGGATCCAGAAAAGTTATTTTTAACCTGATAAATAATTTGTTGGATTCCTGATAATGAATTTTTAAGATTTTGTAATCTATTTCTCAAAATATTATTGATAAATGTATTAATGTCTTTGACAATTGGATCTATTTTATAATTTAAATAATTGAATCCAAATAGTCTTAACTGATTTTGTAAAGAATAATGAATTTTGATATAACAATCAGTGTTTGAAACTTTTACATAATCTTTAGATGATTCTTTGTAACCTAATAAAAATCGTTCTATTGCTGAATAATATACAGTCACTTGATTAGATGAATCATCATAATAATAAACATCTTGTCCAAAAAATTGTTCATCTCTTTTGAATTTTATTTTCTGATCTTTTTCTAGAATAAAAATAGGTGATTTTTTATTACCTCTGTAATCATGATTAATTTCATAAACATTAGTAGTTAAATAATAATTGCTGTTATTAATATTAATATCTCTACCAATTAACGATTCTAATTTATTAATGAAATTTTCAATAATTTGTGTCATTTCTCCATTAAATTTTGATCTTAAATTTTCAAGATATTCTTTGTTCTGAATATTTTTCATATCTATTTTTTCCATTTTTTGATCTATTTTTTTGGAAACTTTTACAACTGATTTTAATCTCATATTCTTTGAAGACTCTGATATTTTCTTTAATTCATTTAATGGTATTTTTTTTGCTTCGTCTAGTGTTAATTGAACACTTCTTTTGACACCATCTGTATCATATAAAGTAGCTATTTTTATTAAAGTTTCCATATATAGATTGTTGTTAATATCCTCAAGTTTTGTTCCAAATAACTCTTCTTTTGATTTATCATATAATTTATCATATGTAAACTTTAAATTTGGGTATGATGTGACTGTTGCTTTTGTTCCTAAGGTTGATTCAATCATATATCTACCATCACATTTATAGGGAACCAATGGAATAGCATTAACTGTTGATATATTGTATTTAAGTTTTTTATCAACAGTAACTGTTACTTTTTTCTTATTAATTGAATCTAATTTTTCAATTACATCTGAAGATGATATATTATCATAGACTGAATTTAATTTACCAAAAAATTTAGTAGCAAATACATTATATAAATAATGTTTATTTTCTTTTGTATTAACTTCTAAAATAGAGTTAATTGCGTCGACAAATGTATGAATAACGAATCGTTGGATTTGTGGATTAATATTATTAGGTTTAAAGGGGATATCTTCAGTAAACCACATATTGAATTTCGCATAAATACCTGATATATAATAGATCACATAACATAATAATTTATAATTCTTGATAGGTGCAATATCATTTTTATTAGATATTCTAATATACAAACCATCAAATAGATTAAAACCGAATTTGGTAAAAAGAAAATAATTAACTAATTTGTCAAATGATAAATACAAAATTTGTGATAGATTAATATCTAATAATATACCAATTAAAATATATGTTAAAATATTGTTCATTTTGAATAACTTGAATTTATCAGTTTCCTTTGATGAATATGTAAATATATCATTTTCTAATTTGAATAAGAAAAAATTTGTCATAGAACAACCATAGTTTTTTATTGCCTTATCTAAACGTTCTTTTCTTTGATTTGTTTCTTTTGAATATAAAGTTTTATGTTGAATTTCTATAATATCAATTATACTTTTTATAACTTCTTGGCGTCTAAATTTTGTTTGTTGTGCAGATCCGACAAAATAAGAAATATTTGAACTATAGCAAATTTTCTCAATAAGTTTATCCATGTTTTTAATTGCTTTGGTAAATTTAACATATTCTGGAATTGTTTCTAATTCGGTTTCTAAACCATAAGAAATTGCAATTGAATCAGAACCAGGATATATTTCAGTAGTATATTTTCTTAAATCAACTAATTGATAACAACTCTTGCAAACGAAATCCTTTTCTTTATTTTCTGTGACATATTTTTTAATAAAGTTATACAGTTCTTGGTTAAATTTATTTGGATTCACTTTTTTATGTCTCAAGAGACTATTCCATGATATAGTATGTTGACATAAATAACCTTCATACATATCTGAATCATCTATTATATCCGTTAAAAGTTCATGTTTAGATATTTTTATAATATGTAGAGCTATTTTCTCCAAAACAATACGTGGTAATTTAATAATTTTTGTATTTACACCAGGTATTTTATCCTCATTTGAATCATAAGTATCTGTATTTGTTTTACTTTTTATGTAATAAATTAATTTCATAATTTCCGCATATGATTCTGATTGTCTAGGGATTAAAACTAATTTTGATTCTAAATTACGTAAAATACTTCTAGCAGTTCTAATATCAATATATTCAAATGCATTTAAACGATTTAATGCAATTTGATATGTAATATTTACCATTTCATCATATATTTTGCCCAATAATAATTTAATATAATCATCTTTAGGTAGTTGTTTAATGTTATCAAATAAATCCATTTTTATTTGATCATTTTTCCTATTAAATATCCAGAATAATAATTTTGAATATCTTCTATCTTCTAAAAATAACTTTCTAAGCTTTTTAATTGCAACTGCGAATGAATTCTTATGAAGTAAATTCATATCAAGTGTATCTGATATTTTGTGACAAGGAATTATTGTCTGATTATATCTATTATAATCATTTGTGTCAATTAAATTAAATCTTGGAATAGCAACACCCACAATATTTGCCTTAGTATGATCATTAATTACTCTATACTGAAGTTCAGATTTTCCAATATTTGGGAATTTAGGATCATTCTTATATTCAAAGTTACAATATCGAATTGCAATTACTGTTGAATTTGGACAAAAACTAAAACTATCATTATTTGTAAACTTAAATTCTATAAATGGATATGATCTTATCTGTTTTAAATCATCATAAAATTCATTCGATTCTGTTACCGATTTACCTTGAAGTTCTAATTTTCTTAAAATATTTATTTCTTCTAAATCATTTATTATTATTGCTTTACGATACATAATTGGTTGATAAAAATTTTTCTCAATTTCTAATCTAATAGTATTATCCGCCATTATCTTTGGTGAATAATAATCTTTAACTTTATTAACTTTTGTAACAATATATCTAATTTTTGTGTTGTCTTTTTTATTAACACGATCTTTAGGATCAATTTTTGATCCTAAAGTAGTTCCTCTATCATAAATTTCAGAATCTTTATGGAATCTTAAAAATTCATCTGTAATTGGAATCAATATTTTTTTTTTAAATAAATGATTTATTTTTGTGTCAATATTATAATCCTGTATGAATTTATTTGATTCATATTCTGTTATCATCTGAAATACCTCTTCAGCTAATCCTCTACGAATATCCTTGATATCAAAGAG